TTAAATAATCGTAATCAAATTCATACATTACGAACTGCTCCCGCCGCTATTAAGCGTCTGTATAAACCGCATTGCCCAATCTTTCCAGTCATCAAACTGATATGGATTAGGAGCGCTACTCTCAGCTATTTTGTTCACAGCCAGCAAGCCAGCCCCCCAATCCTGCCAGTTTCCGCCGGGCATCATCTTAACGACAGTACCAAATTGCTCAAGGTCAGGATACATATAATCAGCCCAGTCAATGAACAAATCAATGCCGCGAGGATCAACGCCAATCATTAGCTCTGATACCTTCCATCGCCGGCTTCTATGTGAACAATCACATTACCCATCTGATAGTCCCCGCCGACCGTGTTCGAGCTGAACTTAAAGCGAAGCTCCCGACGCTGCTCCTTAAAGAACACCTGCTGCTCATACTTCTCATTGGCCACAGCCGGGAAGCTGCGCAGTGGCCCAGCGACTTCAGGCGCACGAGCGTTAATCCTTCCCGTGATCTGCGCTGTCATGTCGCCCTGCTGCACGAAGTCAGGCTCAATCATCTCGACGTGAATGGAGCGGCTTTGCGGGTTATCATTAGTAAGGAACGATATATCGCCGGTCTCAAAATAGCTTTCGATGGCATTAATCTGCGCGCCATCAATCTCGTCCACCCCAAATTCATGCTGCCAAATGCGATAGAGATCCGGACCATTGCTGGTAACGCGAATCATTTCGTCTTGGGTAATGCGCGTATCATCAGTCTGCGTAAAGCGAATATCAGGAGTTCCCGGACTAATTGGTGCAACGCCAGCAAGGATTGGGCGATTCAGCGAACCAGCGTAAATACCAGCAGAGCGCCCCAGATTCGGTAACTCTGTGTCATACCACGTCTGCTCACGTGCGTTATAGATCACAGCGTGTGTGCATTCAGTCGCATCGCCACGCGGATAGCACCACCAGATCTCACCGAATCTCGGAACCTTATAGGCGAAAATCTTATTGGCATACGGGCGGTTCAGGCCATCGAAGAAATAGTTGATGTTCATGTTATTCGGCACTTCGCGAACGACACCGTTGTACATCATGAAGCGGCCATCACCGACCCAGAAGTAAATACCGTCATACTCGATAACGCTATTGGCCGCGATGATCGACGATGAGGAGCTGATCGTATCAAATGCGAACACATCAGATTGACCCGTGTAGTAGGTGCGGATCAAACTATCGAGCGTCCAGAGAAGACCGGCAGGGTTCTGTCCACCACCACGCAACGGCAGCCCACGCACAATCTTCGAGGATGCAATGAACGCATCGCCAGCATCGCCGGTCGTAAAGTTCGTAGGATCATTTGCATCCGACCACTTCACGTACCCGTTCTGGGAAAACATAAACAGGTAAGGGTGCAGCACCACAACGCCCCCGCTCACACCAGCGGTTGGGATTGGCGTTAAAGCCGTTGTGTCATAGATGTTGCCAAGATAGGCAGGATAATCCGTGCCGGTGGAAATATCGAGCGCAGCGTTTGTGGCGTGTGCGATCAGCACAGTTGAGCTACCAGCCCCGTCGTACAGCGCGTCGAACTGCCACATGAAGTTATCGCCACCAGTGTACGTCGTGGGTGCACGTGAAACGACAGAACTGGTGTTGCCGGTTTCATCAATCGTCATGCGCTGCAGGCCCTCGCCAAAGCCCATGTGGGTATAGGTGAAGTTGTTCAACGATTGCAGGTGGAACTGATTGACAGCGCCTTCGACGAAGTTTGTAATCTGCCGATACCCGCCGATCTTACGCGGCAACCCACGCTGAAACCGAACCCACTGGCCGTCAACGTAGAAGTTTCCTTCGAACTTCGTGCCATCGCGCTTAATGCCGGGCTCTGATTTGACGTTAACGGGTACAAGCATTTTATTATCCCAGAATGATTACGCGGGCATCTCCGGCCATACGGGGTTAAATGGGTCAGTAGTATTTGCAGGTAAGTCGCGCAGTTCTTGGCGGTAGACAGCCCATAGAAGGTCGTCCACTGGCGCGTCGGAAAGCTGCGTCCAGTCGCTGTCACTCAGACGAGAATTGCGGTCAGCACGGACTATACCCCACTGCGCCTCAATCCTTGCAGCCGCCACCTCTGGGTCAAGTTCCGACACAATGTAGTTCTGTGTCCAGACGCCATCCACAAGCAGGGCATCGCCATGCTCACGGGTCTGTGTGGCAGGATCGTAGTAAGGCGGTGTCACCAGCTTCAGTTGATGAACGCCAAACTGCTCTAATTGCTCAGGCGTCAGCTTTGCCACGCGGCAGAAGTTATCCTCGTCCCAGCGCGTCGGCTCAACATCATGGATGTGCCGGATGAAGGTGTCACCATTGGCTTGGACGTAAAACAGGTTCATCCCTCTGCTTCCTTTGCTTTTCGTTTTGCTGTTACGCGCTCAACAGCCGCTGCGTATGCGTCTGCATCATCAATTTGTGCCCTCAGTGCTTCTACAACTGCTTTGACGTTGCCCATTTGCTTGCGAGTAGTATCAAGGCGCTCTGCGATGTTGGCTGCAAACTCGTTGTCTGTAGCGTTTGCCAGCAGATGCTCGAAATTCTTGCGGTCAAAGTCGTAATGAAAATACTCTACCTCACGGGCGTACATGGCGTCTGCAAGGGTGTCGTATTTATATTCAGTTGGTAGTTGTTCGTAATTCATTAGGTATGCCTTTTAGAATACTGTGTTGAAAGCTACACCCCTTCCCGCACCAGTAGGCGGGGTAGCTGGATTAGCGTATTTAACACCGAAGCCTGACCCGCTCCAAGGATAGGCAGTCACGAACGGTGTAGTGTTGTCGTGCGCTATTACTACTGCGTCACCGGACGGCGAAAACGCTACGCCGTTACCATCACCTGTAGGTAGTGTAGCGGGATTAGTAAATTTAACACCGAAGCCTGACCCGCTCCAAGGATAGGCAGTCACGAACGGTGAGTTTGCATGGCCTATCACTATGGCGTCACCTATTGGATTGAAGGCAATACCATTACCCGTACCTGCAGGTAGTGTAGCGGGGTTGGTGTATTTGGTGCCGAAGCCTGACCCGCTCCAAGGATAGGCTGTGATGAAAGGGGTTAAAGCGTGTCCTACTGCAATAGCGCCACCGGAAGGTGAAAAAGCTACACTAGCAGCGTTACCCGTCGGCAGTGTTGCGGGGTTAGTGAATTTTGTCCCAAAACCGGAGGTACTCCAAGGGTAAACCGAGATAAATGGTGAGGTTTGATGTGCCACAGCTATGGCATCACCAGACGGCGAAAACGCTACGCCATAACCATCACTTGTAGGTAGTGTAGCGGGATTAGTAAATTTAACTCCAAAGCCAGAAGCGTTCCACGGGTAGACGCTAATAAAGGGTGTAGTGCGATGTGCTACCGCGACAGCGTTGCCAGACGGTGAAAACGCCACCGCTTGCCCATTAGAGGCTGGCAGCGTCGCTGGGTTAGTAAACTTCGTGCCAAAACCAACGCCGCTCCACTGATAGGCTGTGACAAACGGGGTTGTGTCATGTGTTGCCGCCACCGCATTACCAGATGGTGTAAATGCGACGCCTGACCCAAGCACAGCGCCAAATAATGTAGTGGGGTCGGCATACTTCGTGCCAAAGCCAGCATTCCATTGATAGGCGCTGATAAAGGGTGTGGTTACATGAGATACCGCAACTTGTAAGTTCACAGAACCCGTGGCAGGATATAAATAATTTGCCATCCACTTTGTAGCGCTAACTTTAATAGCCATTAACGTGTTGTTAGGGCCGACAACAGTAGTACCCGTTAAACCGCTACCGTTAATTAGTGTATCGCTTGTAATTGCTACGTTTACAGAAAAAGCGCCATTCTCAACCGTAAACAGCACAACGGTACCAATAGGAAATGCAACACTTGCGTTTGCAGGGATGGTGAATGTTCTCGTCGTAGTATCAGACGCAGGATGAAATATCTGCTTGCCAGCATCGCCCAGAACCAGTGTGTAGTTAGCGGACTGGCTATTTTGCGGGTACTGCACTACGCTGCTAGGCGCAGCCACCGATGCCCATGTCGTTCCGTTACTGGTTAAAAGGTTGCCTGTGGTGCCCGGGGCAACGGCCTGAAGAGCGCTCGTGCCATTACCAAGTAGTACATTATTAAGCGTCAGCGTTGCCGCTCCAGTACCGCCATTGGCAACAGGTAGTGTGCCAGAAACTTCTGATGCTAGATTAACAGTTCCGGTGGTGAATGCCCCAACACCATTACCTCTAACAACCCCAGTCAGTGTTGTCGCGCCTGTTCCGCCATTCGCAACAGGTAGCGTGCCAGAAACTTCAGAGGCAAGCGCCACCGTTCCAGCCGTGAACGCGCCCGTCCCATTACCCTTAACAACCCCAGTCAGCGTCGTTGCACCCGTACCACCATTGGCAACAGGTAGTGTGCCTGTTACGCCGGTAGCCAAAGGCACAAAGCTCCAACTGGCTGACGTTCCATCGGTAGTAACAAACTTACCGGCATTACCAAGCTGGCCGGGAAGAACAGATGAAAATGCTGTAGCTACAACAAAGGCAGTCGTTGCCAACTGCGTCGTGTTCGTGCCCGCAGTGGCAGTCGGCGCGGTCGGCGTTCCAGTAAAGGCAGGGCTGACCGATAGCGCAAGCGTCGTACCAGTGCCGCTCGTGGTGTAAGACGCACCCCAAGCAGTGCCAGTCGAGTAAGCAATACCTACCCCGGGGAATGTATCGGGGCCAGTGTTAGCAATCGTTATCGAGCCGGTGCTATTCGTGACGGTGATACCAGTGCCAGCCGTCAGCGTCGATTTGGTCAGCGTATTGCCGGTGGTGTTACCGATCAGTAGCTGTCCGTTTGTGTACGTCGTCTGGCCAGTACCACCCTGCGCAACACTGAGCGCGGTCGTCAGGCCGGTGAGCGATGTGATGTCCGAGTTCGCACCGGATGCAGCCGCTCCAAGGGCAGCGCGTGCTATGTTTGCGGTTGCAGCCGTAAACAGGCCGATTCCTAGGGATGTGCCGCCAAGATTGACCAAGGCGGTTCCTGCACTCGTTGCGCCTGTACCGCCCTGAGAAACAGCAATAGGTGAGCTGACATTGTTCGTGTCGGCCTCAACCACGTTCGTGCCATCCGAGTACATGATAGCAGCGCCATTCTGCACAACCACAACACCAGTGCCGCCAGATGTCTTAACGGTTAGCGTGTAGCTGCCGGTCGTATTATTCCGGATCCAGTATTGCTGGACCGTGTTTGGAACGATTATCTCCATGTTCGCGGTCAAGATGCCGCTAAACTGATAAGCAATCCTATTCAGGTTTGTGCCCGTTAGCGTGTAAGGGCTCGGCTGGCCGGTAAGGCTGATCGACACATAGTCAAAGGCAAACGTCGAACTCTGGCCATAACCAATCGTGTAGAAGCCAATACCATCAGTGATGATGCGTGCGCTATCACCGGGATTGAATACTAAACTAGCCTGCCCGTTAATCAGCTCACCGCCAGCAGGCTGAATCGTAAGACCGCCAGTGCCTGAGTTGCGTGCATCGAAGAACCAGTCATTACCTGCCGTAGCAGCAGATGGCATCGTGAATGTTCCGGCACCGCCATTCCAGACGATTACACGGGCCCGGTCAACGGATGTGAGCGTATAGTTTGCCGACAGTAATGTAGTGGGAGCCGACTGATTCAGGGTCGTCGAGATTGCCTTGAGGCCAGCGCCGGCCAATACGCTTGCGGAGACAGACGATGTGCCAACGCCATACTGAATCGGACGCCATGTGCCATTGACCGTCGCATTACCCGTGAGATAAATCTGCCACGCCTGACCAGCTGCAATCGTCTGGATCGTATTACCGCTGTTATCGGCAACCGTGAAGGAATATGCGCCTACGTTGAAGAACAGAGCGGTCTGACCGACACTCGCCTGTGACGCATCAGGCATGCGGATCGTGAGGCTGCCAACAGACGGTGTGACATCCATGATGGACGCAACCACATCGGTGTTGGTTGCAAGCTCGGTTGGCCACGTCAGCGTGACGTTCGCTGATAGAGCTACTGCGCGATAACTTACATCAGCCGGATAAACGACTGTGCCACCAAAAGTATTTGTGAACGACGCACTCATGACACTTTCTCCATCCTCTGGGCATCTCGAGTTGCCTTGGGTTTAATCCTAGCATCTCTTTGAGCTTGCGTCCAAGGTCTTCCCTTTAGGGCTTTTGACATTTTTTGCCTAGCTTCTTCAGAGTTCACCCTACCTTTTTGGGCTTCTGACATTTTACGACAAGTTTCTTCACTACGCTTGCTTCCAATTCGCCTTGCAATACACTTAGCAATATGCTCAGGAGATTGCTTTATTCCCCTTCTACTATTGAAGTGGGCGCGCTGTCTTTCAGTAACGACTCCGAGTTTTCTCCGACCAGCTTCTTTATGAACTTCGATGGGAACTGGAACTCCATCTCCCCCACTGGTCATATTATAACCATTAGGAAGCATGCAGTTAAGCTCTGCTATAAATCTAATTTCCTCAGCGCATGCCTGCTCGTGAGTCTCGCATTCTAACAAAAGTTCAACTGAAAATGCTTCGTTCCCATATAATCTTATTGCATCGTATAATGCAGTCTTCTTGCGCCAACGCGCATTAAGAAGATGTCGATTAAATCGATTTTCAGCGGTCTTGCTTGTGTAGCCAATGTAAAACTTGCCATTTTCAGAGCAGACTATTTTGTATATTTGATACATCAGTCCTCCCTGCGTACAATCCCGCGATCAACAATCTGGCGTAAATCCTCGCCATTAAGTGCCGCGATGGCGCGATCATAAAAACTTTGCCAAATTGGTATAATCTCTTCGTTCTTCAGGAACGGCGCGGCTTCCATAAGCGATGCGTAGAGCAGCGCGTTAGGCGCGTATTCCGTGAACCAGTTCGTCTGAACGTCATCGCCGAGAAGCGGCGGCAGCTCATAGTAAATCAGCTCGTAAGGAAAATCATCAGACGGTGTTGGCGCAAAGAACCAATTCTGATAGTCATAGTCAGCATAAAATCTAGGCGTCCCAGTGAGGGTCTGGTTTGGCCAATACTGCCGCATATATTCATAAGCACGCGGGAATATTTCCTGCGTCGTGTTATAGCCAGCGCCGGTTCCGACTCTCATACTGACGGTTTCACGCCAGCGGTCAGGCTTTGAATATGTCGCCTGTCCTTGAATCATTGTGGAATTGACGACAGTGACCGTCCCTTGTACTTTAAGCTCTCTGGCTAGGCGGCGCTCAGCAAGCCCCACAAGACTTGGCAGCTGCACAAAAACTGATGGATCAGTAGCCAGCGTAGCCCCACGCTCCAGATAATTCCGGAGGTCGTTGAGCAGGCTGGTATATGTCATCGCAGTGGCCATAACGTGCCCCTATATCAGTTTTTTACGTCTTGCACACCAAAAACCTGTATTCAACATACGGCATCCAGCATCTCAGTTGTTACCATTACGCGCCCTACAGCGCCATACTTTTTATGATATGTTATCGCCCAAGCTGCCCGGTCTGCAATCCAGCCCCCGCGTGCAGCATACGCATCACGCGCAGCCAGTGTCGGGTGTTGCACAACAGTCACACCGTTGTATTCCTTCTCGTCACGATGGTGTCGGTGACCGCAGTGTATCTCACGCCGGGTAGTCCTACCCCACTGTTGCGGGAACTGCGCCGCGAACAGCAGCGGTAAGCTCTCGTTCTTAACCTTGTGGCCGTGATGCACACCCAGCATAGTGCTGCCCCACTCAAATACGTAGAAAGGCAGGACGCTATCGTTGACAGTGACGCGAGGCTCTTCTTCGTAATGCACCGCGAACAGGTCAGCAAGCCAGCCAGCGCTCTCTTCGTCGTGGTTGCCTTCGGCTATAATCAGATAGACTTGCTGGTGGCGCTGCAAACATACCGCCATTAGTGAACGGATGATGCGGATGGCTGCGCGGCGTATCTTGGGGAAGCGGCTGTCCGCATCTAGGACGTGCTTGCTGGCTGGCGTCACAGGTGTCTTGCCGTCGGTGTGCAGGAAATCACCTTGGATATTAAGCACTGCTGTGTGTGCAATAGGGCTTTGATTGACCATCTGCGTCAGCGCAGCAATGATAGTTTTTTCTGCGGTGTTGATGTCCCAATCCGCGCCGCCTTCTTTGTGCCATGCCAGCATACCAAGGTGGTAGTCAGTGAATGTGTACAGGTTGCATAGCTGCTCTTCAGAAGCCGCTGGAGCAACGACAATCGCAGCGGGTGGTATCTCGTCCTTGAAGCCAGCGACAGCCTCACGCATGGCGTCTATGAGCGCCTCATGCGTTAGTGATGCTTTGACCCACTGGCCTGACGGCTTGCCTTCGGAGTTGTAGTAGGTTGACACGCCCTTAGTGACATAGCCTTGCGGCACGGGCCGGGTAAAGTCGTTCTCAGGAGCATAGCCCCGCAACGCAGCTTTCTTCTTGACCGCAATGTAAGCGTCGCTTGCGCCGCCTACGTTGATGCCCATTGCAATTGACGCAGCCCTAGCGCCGCCGTGTAACTCAATTGCCTCAAGCATTTCACGTTGGCGGGGCGTACAATACTTGTACAACTCTGGGTCTATGGATATGATTGACGGCATTTAGCTGCCTTTCGGGCAATCAGCCTCGCAGACGCAAATAAATACGCTATTATGTAGCTCGACTTCCGCTACCGTTTCAGCCGTATCTTTTGTCGCGTCATAGGTGATAGGTTTTGCAATAGCGCAATAGCTATTTACGGGAACGGTCGAAACGGTTGCGCAGCCGTTCAGTGCGCTCAGGGTCAGGGGTAATAACAGCAGCTTCGCCAAGTTCGATTTGCCGATTGATCTCATCGTTCATCTCCTTAATGGCTTCCTGACGACCCTGCCGCTTCCAACGATGTTCTGCCCAAGCACCCAACAGCTTGTTCAGGACACCCAGCAGGGCCATCAGGAACTTCATTACTCTGCTGGCTCAGCAGGTGTATCAGACAGGACCATGGCGGCAAGACCAGCCAGTGCAGCAGCAGCCGTGTAAACGGCGCTCCACTCTTCGCCGGACAAGCCAAGCGCCAGTGCGATGCCAGAGAAGCCTGCATATGTGCTAGGCTCTTTCAAGCGACTCAGTAACCAAGATACGATTTTCATATTACTTCTCCTTCGGATAAAACTTCCAAGGCAGTTCCCAATGTGGGCCATCCTTGAACGTGCGCCAATCACCACCCCATTGGATTGGTAATCTCTCAACCGCAGCTGCGGCCTTTATTGTCTTAGCCAGCCGGTGGTACATTGGCCAGTCCCACGAAATCTCGCCGCCTATCATCGGCGCTAGATCAACCGCGTGCCCCGTTAGGTGGCGCGAGTTCATGGTCTTTGTAGCTTTCTGTGCAAAAAGTTGTTTCTGCCTATCTATTGTACGCAGACCTTCTAAGACGGTAAAGTCGAGGTCAGAAATAGCTGCAGCTTTTTTAACAATACGCACAAGATCTGGATGAACACCATCAAGGCGTGCCAGTGACCGTGTTCCGAGTGTGATACTCACCTGCGTTCTCCTACAGTATGCCCTTAGCCAAGAGCGCCATGCCTGCGCCTGCAAGACCAACCAGCGCCCGGTCAACCCACAGGGCGGCGCTGTTGTACTTTGGCTGCGCCTTCTCAACGACGGTCACGCGCACATCGAGTGCGCTTATGTCTTCAGCCATGTTTTCCTCAACCTTGGTGATGGCCTTGAATGCCCGCTCCAGCGCGGCGGCTGTTTGGCCCTGCTGCTGCTCGACGAGAGCGAGTTTCGTAATTGCGTCCGACAACTTGTTCAACGCGGTCTTCACCTCACCGACATCTTTGTGCAGTGCGTCAAGTTTGACCGTGAAAATATCTTCGGACATATTGGTCATCTTACTTCAAGTTTCGTAGCTTATAGACTGCAGATAGATACACTTCTGTGACACTATCTATCAGATTGCCAACTGCGCGGTTGTTTTTGCAGATTTTTTCGTGATTCTTCTCGATCCATTCTGCATCCAACTCAAGACACTTCAGTATGTCTTTTTCCATTTCTCCGGGAACTGGGATGGCTCCAATTAGTTCATACGCACCTTGATAGACCTCAACCAACTTATCAATCGCGTCTATAACGTCATCATAGAACTCGCCTAGAGCCATGTGCTTGGCAAAACTGCCATCACCCTTGGCACGCCAGTGCGCGAAGTGAGCGAGATTTCGGGCGTAGAATACGCGGCTGATGAGCTGCTCGATCATTATGCGATCCGCTGCGCAGCGACGACGATAGACGGAATAGCCGGAGCAATGGCCCCAGCCACTGTGGCGTCGGCTGTAACAGCGACGTTTGAAACCAGAAACATAACTTCAATGTATTGGCCTGCCGTGACCGTTTCAAACCAAACTGTGCTGTGATCCGCTGATCCTCCATCAGCCAATTTTGGAATGGTGATAATGCTCGCAGAGTTTGCGATGTTGGTTCCATTTTTCCTGAGCCAAATGGTGGCCGTGTAATCTGACGCCGCCGAGTTGGCAAACTGAGTAGAGTGTGCAATCATATACGTTCCAGCATCCGTAAACGTAACTTGAGTGCTGGCGGCTACGTTAATGCCGACGCCAGTTGTCCCGGTGTTCATCGTGAGTGCAGTGGCAGTGGACACGCTGCCCGTCTGGTCCAAGCTGCTTGAAGCATTGATCCACGCCCGGCCAGCCATGTCATTGAAGGGAATGGTCGCGGCAGCCGTCATTGCCGACGTGCCGTTGCCTTTAACGTATCCTGTCAGCGTCGCCGCTCCTGTGCCGCCCTGCGCAACAGTGGCAGTACCAGTAATGTCAGCAACCGGAATCGTAGCAGCTGCCGTCATCGCCGACGTGCCATTACCCTTGACGTAGCCTGTTAGCGTTGCGGCACCAGTACCACCAGTTGCAACCGTGCGAACATTGGTCGCAGTTGCCGCGATGTCAGAAGCGGCCACCTTGCGGCTGTTACTTGCCTGAACGACTTCAAAAAGCTCAGTGCCCGCAAGAGGAGTAGTTGCTGCTGTAAGGTCGGTGATCTTTACGTTTGCCATTATGCAAGTCCATATAAAATGTTGAGGTAAACAGAGAGTGCGTTAGCTGCCGTCTCTTGAGCGTTCGTCTGCGCATCCTGCGAATCCGGGCGAGGGTTTCTCAATGGCACAGGATCGGGCCGTAGGAGCAAGCGGCTGTAATATGGCTGGGGTACGTCATCGCACGAGGCGCAAACTTGAAGGCTTATGCCTACAGGAGTAGTGCCGCCGCGATAATCTTTCTTCTCGCGCAGCTCTGTGTGCTGAACCATGAAGCCACAGCCATCGCAGATCGCAAGTCCGTGCGGAGACTTGGCGTCAAAATTCGGTTGCGTCCGATGTTTTTTACCGCGTCCGAATCCGTACTGCATCAGTAGCTCCACGTATCAATAGTGAGGCGCAAAGGAACCTTTTCACGATCTTCAGCAGCGGCACGATTGTACGCGCCATCAGCCAACGTCTGAAGAAACTCAAGACGGTCAGGCGCAAATTTAACAGCCAGCTTGGCAGCAAGGCCAGCCGCGATAGCTTCCATCCAGCGGTTTGGTGCGTCCATGCTGTCGGTGAAATCACCTGCGTCCTCTTGGATTTTCATGCGGTGATAGAATAATGTAACGCCAGCATCCTGTGGAGCCTGCCATATATACAGTCGCGGCGTGATGGTGCGTTCAAAATAATACTGGAACGGGCGCTGGCCTAGCTGCGCCTTGTTCGGGATTGCGTCGTATTCCGCCCGGCTAATCGGAGACATCATAAGGTCGGTATTGATGCCACCAGATGTCGTGCGCGTATAGACCTGAAGGATTGACACGGTGCGCGGCTGTAGATCGTAATACAGCGTGCCCGGCGTCAGGGTGATCGACTGAAGATCCACAGCCCACAGATTAGGTCCGTTGTTTGCCCAGTCCGAGAACATATAATTAATGGACCGACGGGCACTATCGATGTCATTCGATGCCAGAGATGCAGGATTACGACCGACGCGCTCGAACGCCTCAGTGATAATATCAATCTGTTCAGATGTACCAAAATTATATTCGTTTGACGTTGCCATAATATCAGTAACCTCGCCGTTTCTTCCTCTTCGGCTATTTCGGCCTTAAAGTCAATCAATCCGTTATTTCAGCGCGAGGAATTTCGCCAATGTCAATGCGTTGTTTAACTGCTGGCCCGTCGTTCCGTTAGCGCTGTATTGCGCAGCCAATGCGCTCCAGACCGCTGCTGCAAGGTTCTGTGGCGACAGGACTGACTCACCTGTGATGTCTGCAGATAGGTCGCCTGTAGCGTATGGCACAACAGCCAGAGAGCCAGCACCCGCTAGATTAGCCTGTACCGATGCAAACGCCGTTAGGGTAGCAGCAACAGCGCCAGCACCCGTAAGCTGGTTGCTGAATGGAAACAGCGTACCGAGTAACTCCGGTGGCGGCGTTACGTCACCCGCACCCGTAAGCGATGCGATTAGCTGTGCAATCAGCGTCAGGTTGCCGTTAGTAATGTCACCCGCGCCCGTCAGATCAGCGTCAGTTGGTAAGCCGCCAGCTAGGTTACCTCCCGATACGCCCTTGCCGTAAATCTGATTGCTGCTGCCAATCTGTCCTGCCT